CTCGCTTTCCTCTATTGCCTTTTTCACTAACTTCCACAAGGTTTCTTCGTCCATCCCTATGATTCCTCGTATTAGTGATAATTTGATTGTCGCAATCAGTTCCTTTTCGTTATCTGTCATCATTCCCACCTTCCCTCTTTTCTTGCTCTCCTGTGGTTGTCTTGCTCCTCAAACCACTTGTTTGCCTCTGATAAATCTAAAGCATGGTCACAACGCTCGTTGTAGCTTGGGTCTCTGTAATACGAACTAGGCACCGTCACCCATGCAAATGGTTTCCTATGTGCGAAGCAAACGTCACTTATTCTGTGGTATTTCTTCGTGTAGGAATCGAACCACCACCAATGACCATACGCCCAAGCTTGATACGTGTACATGTAGTTGCCGTATTTGCTCATTTCGATAACGTAGTACACGCCGGACTCTTTCGGGTTCTCTAACTCGGTATAGTGCCAATCGTCCGTCCACCCTTCCTCTTTTTGGTGGTCTCTCGGGATGTCATATCGTTTATCCAAGTCCGCCTTGGTTGGGTGCAACGGTTCCGGCTTGATATAGTCCATTATGCTATACTGTCCTTCCATGGCTTGCCTCCAATCTACCCAGCACGATCATTTCAAAATCTTCCTTACTCGGTGCCAATGCTCCGTATTTCTCCACTAGTCGGGCGTTGGCTTCGTCAATCTTCGCCTTTAGTTCGTCCATGCTCCGCTCCCTTCTGCATATCCAACAGCGTCTCCGATATGTCTGCCAACAGGCCAATTTGCATACATAGAAATCTCAACACATGATTTTCAAACGAACCCTTTCCATTGAAATTCCTAGCTTGTTCTATGTGTTTCCGCTTTTCTGCTTCGCCCATGTTTTACCTCCCAAAATAGTGCGCGCCGTATTGATACAATGGCTCACAGTATGGATTGTATTTCCCCTCCGTGAAAAACAAGATTTCCGTGTCCTCTCTGCCCTCTAATTCCCTTTGTACGGCTTCAAAAGTTAGTGGGCTTGGTTCTTCTACCCTGTTCATTCTTCCGTCCCAATATGAGGCGAATTGATAGGGTTGTGTTATAACCTCCGTGATGGTATCCGGGAACCGCTCGGAGTCCACCCGGTTCAAAATCACATCTGCAACCAACTGTCTGCCCTTTAGGTCTTGGTTGCCCGCCTCCGCCTCGACGCATATTGCCAACAGTTCCAAGCTGTCGCAATACTCAATCTCCGCAATCTGTGAGGCGGTCAGAATCGGCGGTGCGGTGTAGTAAACACCGCCGACCACTTCCGCGCCTCTTATAATCTTCTCCACTCCCATGCCATCGTGGCGGTTGAGGCTCTGTTGAACCAACAGGCCAATCACTACCGCAACGCATAGGGCGAAAATGTAATAAATCCAATCTCTACGCATCAACTCACCTCCGTAATCATTCCCAGCTTGAACGCCACAAGGTAAATCACTCTCGACTTATACCGGGCGTATGTGCTTCTGTCTGCATTGTTCGGATACCGTGTCCGGTATAGGATGGAATCACTCACACCTTGGCGATACTCCGGCGGGATGGATGCGAAAGCCTCCTCGATGGCCTTGCACTTCTCCAAGTATTTATCCCGCTGGATAACTCTGTTTACAATTCCATTCGGTGATGGTGAACCGTGAGGCATCCCATCATTTGCCGCCGCCGATTGTGTCAACAGGCTCTCGGCTTCGTCCTTCATTCTCTGATAGTCCCGAATCAACCAAATGGTCTGATTGTAGACGCTGGCCGGAAGGACGTACTTGTTATTTTTCTTTCGCTGGTATTCCATCCTTCCCCTCCATGATTCTTAAAAACTCCGGGAACGTCTCCACATGTTGCACTAATTGCTTGTAAGTGTGGAAGGTTCTCTCCTTGGTTCTGTAAACAATCTGCCCTTTTCGGTCGGTGACTTGGAAGGTGGACTCGCCGTACATCTTCCCGGTGTAACCGTTCTCGCTCGTGTACTCTTTTACCATTCCGCGTCACCCTCCTGTGCCTGTTCAACTACTCGGACATTCTCAACGCATCCGGCATTCTTACCGAGGTCAAATGATGCCTTGGCAATCTCGTCCATGGTGTCATAAATGCCCCACAAACACCACTCACCATCAACTTGCTTTTCTAGTCTGTACCCCATGTTCTTAATCCTCCTTCATGTTTGCTAACTCTCGCGCTACATCCTTAATCCCGAAATCCTCGCGCAAATCATCGACTTCGCTTGCGTAGGTCTCGGCCTTCTTCGGTCTGCCCCGCTTGGGCTTCGGCGGCTCCATCAGCTCCATTGTGTGAAATGACTTCTGTAAGCTGTTCACGGCGTCCTTGTACTTCTTGTTTGCCTCTTTGAGTTCTACTTCCAGCTTCGCAATCTGTCCCTTGGCTTTTTCCAGCTCAATATTCCGCGTTTCAATCCGTTCCTTGGCTTCTGCTAACTCGACAGAGTAATCATGACTCGCGGCGAACAACTGCGCCTTTTCCCTTGACGCCTCCGCCTCCTTGATTCTCTTTTCGTAGTCTGCGAATTTTGCCGCGGTGTTCTCCTCCAGCATCGCGATCAATTCCAAACATAAGCCAGCGATTGCCGGGCTGTGCTGTTTCGTTGTCTCAATCACCCTCTTTGCGTCTGCGAATGTCAGCATTTTCTAACCTCCCTTGTTGTGCGCTTGTTAATAACTCCCTAACCTTTGGCGGCAAGTTCATTTCCTTCCGATGTCTCGCCGCTAAACTCTCGTAAATCATTCTGAAATTAGCCCGCGTTGCTTCTTGGTTCTCGCTTATACAGATATTGCGGAACCCAATCCGCTTTGTGGCTTCTGCCGTAATCGGTGATAGTGATGCAATGGCTTCGTCCACCCGGTACATTCCATAACGCCGGATAGCCCCTTGTACCTCTTGCCAACCTTCGCCCCAATCGGGCAGTTCTCCCATGGTCGCGGTGGCGTATCCTTCCCGGATGTCCGACACCGCCGGAGACCACTTATTGTTAGCCACCCATTGTTGCAATACCGCGCTCGCGACTTGGTACGGTATATCCTCGAGTTGTTGATACCATAGAGCCATGGCCGCCTTGTTTGGTAGTAGGTTCTCTCTCGGGTAATAGGTACGTAACGCCATTGCGAATTGCGCAAATTCTTCCTGTGTCATGTCACCCCTCCTCGTATGGTTCCGGCAATGGCATCCATGCAAGCCACTTTACCGATGGAGCCGACAACGGTCTCCATGTGTCTACATCCCAATTCTTAACGGCATATACACGGCTGTTATTTATTGCCTCTACGCCACAGACTAGAACCTTTTCGTTTCCTTCCGGCAATCTCTTACTAACTGGAATCCACGCCTTTTGCTGTCCCTTGACGGCTCTATACGCCATGTTGCATAGCCAATTTAGGAACTCCCCGCTTTGCTTCGTTGTGTATCCGCTGTGGTCTGCGTATATACCCCACGCTAATTCTTCCAGCAAGTTGCGGTTTTTGTATTTCTCACGCAACTCCGCAAGCCTTGTATCGTTCATTGTTATCCCTCCTTTGCCCACTCTGCCGCCATGTTGTAGAAATCATCTAACTCGGCGGCGGCTTTAGATTTCTTCGGCTGGTGTTCCTTTACTGCATCAATAACCCATTTACGAATTGCCAAATAGTGACTCTTGTACTTGGCTCCCTTCATTTCGATGTATTCATCAAGGTACTTGATAGCCTGTTCGGTGAGTTCTTCGCCGTAGTCGGCTTTTAACTTTTCAAACTCTGATTCCTTTAACCTAACGTGCGCGTACTCGCCGAAGGCGTGCTTACTCTCTTTAATAACAGTTACATTATCAGTAACAGTTACAGTATCAGTTACAGTACCAGTTACAGTACCAGTTACAGTTACGCTAGGCATTGCTACATCTTGGCTAGCATTGCTTGGCATTGCTTGGCTTTGTTTAGCATTGCTAGCCTTTGCCAAGCCTCCCTTCCGCCCGGCTTCTTGTCTCCTTCGCTTTGATTCGTCCCATTTGCTAAAATTGGCATCTAGGGCACTTTTCAAAACTTCAAAGGATAATTGCACCATCGGGTCGGGAGATTCTTCCACGGTGTCATCTATGGCGTAATCGAGGCACATTCGCATTAGGTGCCCGAATTGTTCATCAGATAACCTTGCGAACTTCTCACGCCAATCGGTGAACACCACTATTGATTTTCTTTCTTGTCCCATCGCTGGCGTTCCTCCCATGCTTTGTATAACTTCATCCAATCGTCGATTTGCATTGTGACCAGCCACGGCTGGCGGCTAGTCTTGTGAAATACCGCCGGGATGCCTCCATCTTTTCTTGCCGCCTCCTCAACGGCTTGGTCGTATGCCTTTCTAACATTCAGCTTTTCGACCACCTTGCACTCAACATGGATGCCCGGCAACCCGATCACGTCGGCTTCATGTCTGAAACAATCGCCGCGCCGGGTGTCGTATCCGTGGAAGTTGAAAATGTCTCTCAACATCCTCTCCCCGCGTTGTCCTTTATCTCTTGACGCTTTACCGCCCAAATCTTCCTCCTTTCTCCCTCCCGGAGGAGGGGTAAAAATCATGGCTTTTGTTGTGGTATATGAAAAGCCAAAAGGATTTATAGCCAGCTTTTGCCGAAGTCCCGGCGGAAATCCTCGCGGGTTCCGTAATGTGCTTCGTAAAAGCGTTGACCAGCTTCATGTAGTTCCTGTGCTAAATCGGGGTTGAAATGTACCCCGGTGTTGCCCGTGTGGTGTTCGTGGCAGAGCCAAACCTTCAGACCGTATCGCTCGGAAACTTTGCGGTTTGCCGTGCCGCCGAAAATGTGATGCGATTCGAGGTTGCTGGTGGTGCCGCACACATAGCATTCTTTGTTAGCTTGTATGACTGACTTCATGGTGTTTCCACTCCTCCTCTAATCGCTTTAGCTCATTCGGTGTTAGGGTCTCTATGTCGTACTGTTTACACTCCATCACGGTGCCTTCTATCAATGCCGCCATTTCCATCGAATTGTAGGTGTGGCTACCTCTATACACCCGGTAGAAGTACGCCCCATCCTCGGACATCTTGACGAATTTCATGTGTACTTCTTCGCGTTCTTGCATGAACTCCGGCGGCGCGTTGGTCTTGTAAATCAGCGGTTCACCATCCTCGATATACTCGATTTGACCGTAAGACGTTATCAGCTCGTTTTTCATCCGTGCCATGGATACCCCGGCGGCTTGCCGTAGCTTGTCACACAACACGTGAAAATAGGCGTTTGCGTCTAGGCTCCGTTTATCGCTCCATTTAGAGAGTTTTAAACGGTAGGGGTGGGAATTATCGAGTGACTCGATTTCACCCCGATTTGCCCCCTCTAACGCGATTGTGAGGGTATATCTGTTGGTGGATAGTTCCCGGCTAATTCCAAGAATGTATCCTTTACTTTCCATTCGCGTTCTCCCGGTCGTTGATAGTCCGCATCAGTTCGCCGTATTGCGTGGCGGTCAGTTCTGCCAGCTTCTTCACGTTGTACTTCTTCCGCACCCACTCAATCTGTTCCGGGGTCAATGTGTTGGATAAAATCATTGCCTCTTTCTCGGTGATGGGCTTTTCCCTTTCTTCCTTCTCTGCCTCGGGTAAATCCTCCCCGGCGTAGATGTATAAGCCTAAACCGTGGCGGGCTACTGCCTTCGTGAGACTTCGCTGGATGGTCTTGTTCATGTCGGTAGATGTTACCTTGTCCGCCGGGATTGCCTCGTTGCGGTAGTTCATGATTGGTAAATACTCGATATGCTCAATCTTTTCCTCACCAACAGGAACGGTTACGCCTGTTTTAACCCAGCATGTGCGACCATCGGTGAAATATGGGCGTCCGTGTTCATCCTCGTAGATGGTGTATGTAGCCATTGGGTGCTTCTTCTTCAACTCTCCCCAAGCCCACGCCCACGATAAATACGTGAGTTTGTTCTTTTCCTCCGTCTTGTCGTTGACGTTGATGTTGTTAAGTTCTACAAAATAATTCTCCATAGTATCCTCCTTATGGTATGAGCCTCTCCGGCTCAATCGTGTCTGTATCTACTACCTCACAGCATCCGAGGCAGATATACTTGCCATCGCTCCGCTTCACCGCCTTGTCGAATCGAAAAATGTTGTCTCCACACTCGGCGCACTCGGTGAACGGTTCCGCGCTCTCGGCTAGATACTTGTTTAATTGATAATCAAAAGCCTCTCTCATTCCGCCCTCCTTGAATTGGTAAAATGGGCGCATCCCACTTACTAACACTCACAACCTCCGTCCACAGAAGGGGCAGAAGTTAATTGTTACCCTCGAATCAATCCCGCTTTCCCCGGCGTGAAATTCTGTTGTAAGTAGGTTGCCGAAGATGTAAGACTCTGCAACCAATTCCTTACCCAACGCCACGCCCAGCGTCTCGCGGTAAATCGTTTCACATTCTCTAGGAATTTCCCCGGTGCAATACTTGCACCCTTCCGACTTGTTTTCTATTGCTTGTATGTATCCCTGTTTCATAAAAACCTCTCTGCATGGAATGCTCCAGCCGTTACTAGGAGAATCCCGGCAATCGCAATGAACGCCCCCGGCTTGCTAATTGCTCCGCTGGTGTCCTCGATTGACATCCCAACGAACATTGCTATCAATCCAATGCACATGATCGTGGTACTCATTCTTTCACCAACCTGTACTCTGCGATTCGCTTCTTCTCGCCGTAACGGTTGGTAACCTCTTTTGACAGAGTGGTTATCTGATACCCGGCGGCGCGCAACTCGGAAATTCTTGCGGCAAGTCTGAAGCAACCATATCGGTCTAGTGCTACGATTGCGGTGATTCCTCTGTGTGTCTGTAAGTGCTTCAAGATGTCTGTGCATTGGCTCATTTTCTCCCTCCTATCAACTGCCCTACGGTAGCGGCGTCAATGTTCAATATTTCTATAACCTCTATAAGTTCCTTTGTTGTGAGTCCGCGCCGTTTCAACTTTGCGGATGTCACTTGCTGGGATAGTCCCAACAGTTCGCCGAGTTCCCTTTGCGTCATGCCCCGGGCTTTCATCTGCCCGATAATGTACGCGTATAAGTCGGCGTCCTTGTATTCGATTCTTTTTCCGTTGACCCTTGGCATCCTCACCCCTTTCTAGTTACGGTTCCGTAACTCCATTATGCAAAAAAAATCGCGTCTTTTTCGCGCAAGCTGGTTATTCCCAACACTTCACACAATGTCTTGATTTCGGCCGCGGTGAAGTTGCTGTGGTTGTCGCGCTTTTTTGCAAATGCCTGTCTAGTGATGCCTAACTGTTCCGCCAAGAAACCAATCTTGACTCCCCTCTTGCGGATAACTTCATTCAACAATTCGGTGTTAGTCATTCAATCGCCTCCTTTCTAGTTACGCTTCCGTAACCTCATGAGTTGACTATACTACTACGTTCCACTTTTGTAAACACTTATTTTGAAAAAAGTTAAAAAAAGTTTACTATCGTGTTATAATCAACGTGGAGGTGATACTATATGACAGTAGGTGAAAGGATACAACAACGCCGTGAGGAGTTGGGCTTATCCCAAACGCAACTAGCCTACCGCATGGGATATTCCAACCGCTCCGCAATAAGTAGGGCGGAAACCTCGGGGGACGAAATAGGCGCAAATAGAGTCGTTAAATTTGCGGAGGCGTTGAAATGTTCCCCGGCGTATCTGATGGGCTGGGAAGAAAAGACACAAGAAGATAGAATCATGGCGTACTATTACGCCTTATCTGACACAAACAAGGAAATGATCGTTGGCCTTATGCGGCAATTAGGTGGCGAACATGAAGATTGAAAAATTACCATCGGGGAACTACCGCATCCGCCAGCAATACAAGGGAAAGCGGTATTCGATAGTTCTACCCTACAAGCCAACGACAAGAGAGGCAACGGAGTTGATGGCGGCGAAGATGGGCGATACACCGGGACGGTTGACCTTGGAAAGCGCCGGGCGTCAGTATATCGACAACCGTTGCAACGTCCTGTCTCCTTCCTCAATAAAGGAGTACAACAGGATACTAAAATATCTATGCGCTCATGAATCGGAGTTCATGGCGTTACCATTGGGAAGAATCGAACAGGAGGATATACAAGCATTCGTGAATCGGTTGACGGTTGGAAGAAGCCCCAAGACTGTGAAGTGCTATTATACCTTTGTAGCGTCCGTATTGGGTCAATTTCGCCCTTCTTTCTCGTATAGGGTAGATTTACCCATGGCGCATAGAAAAGAGACCTATACGCCGACATTAGAGGATGTTAAGAGGATTTTCGCGGCGGTGGATGGCACGCGCTGGGATGTTCCGTTCCAGTTAGCGGCCTACGGACTCCGCCGAAGTGAGTTGTGCGCCCTTACCATGGCAGACCTCGAAGGGAATCACCTTACAATCAACAAATCAAAGGTTTGGGACGGTTCCCACTGGGTCATTAAAGACTACCCCAAGACTACGGAATCATTCCGGGTGATATATCTGCCCGATTATCTCGTAGAGAAGATACACCGCCAAGGGATGCCGGATGTGTACATTCACAAGATAACGCCCAAGCTCCACAAGATACAAGACAAGTTAGGGATACCGCGCTTTAGGCTCCACGACTTCCGCCACTTCTTCGCGTCCCATGCTCACGCGCTGGGCTTGTCGGATGCGGACATCATGGCAACAGGTGGATGGAAAACAGACCATGTAATGAAATCAGTTTACAGGAAGGCAATGAGAACCGAAGAAGCTATGCAAGCCTTCGGCGATTCCATGACCACTTTGTGACCACTTCGTGACCACGACGCTCACAAAATCCCATTGTAGCGCACAACGTGGCGTTGTAAATTAGACGCAAAAAAGCCCTTGAAATCACGGTTAAATGCCGTAAAATCAAGGGCTTTCATACAATCGGAGTGACAAGACTTGAACTTGTAGGAGGGCAAGCCAAATCCCGCACTCTTTCGCCGTTTTCTATTTTTCTGTGACCATTTCATGACCACGTTTCGCAATATCCGCCCGGATAAGTGCCTTGATATATCCTTGGCGGTTCCCGGATGCCTCCAACGCTTCGAGAATATCCGCGTCGGTGGTCGTGTTCAACTTCAGCATAACTTGTTTTGTGTGTGCCGCGTCGTACCGGGCTTGCGCTCTCTTGCTTGCTTCGCTTACCATTTCATATCCTCCACGATCATTTTACACCTTCTAATTTCTGACCACAACAAGGGCAGTAGATACTTGGGGCATTCTCCAACCGTTCAATGGTCACTTCCCCTTCGTCGCCGTATCCGCAACAAGGGCACTCCAGCCAATCGAAATGGTCGTCATTTCTATGTATCCACTTCGCCGGGGTCTCTTTCAATTCCACAATCCGCTGGGTGGCAATATCAATAAATTCATCTTTCATCCCGGCAAAATTGCACTCCAAAATCGCTCTTACGTTTTCTTCAAATGATATCATCATTATACCCCCTTTTTATCAATGCCAATCCATTGAATTTGACCACCAAACGCCATCCGATACCCGGCGGCGGCTTTCTCTGCTTCTTCTCTCGTGTTGTAATCGTGTTCTTCTCTGCTGTTGTCCCAATAGATAACCAATAGCTTAAACATGGCTCCCTTTCTTCCCTCGTAACCTCCGGGGCGGGTTGCTGTTTACATCTTCTTCGTGTCGATTACTTCACAATCAAATGGGTCTCCCTGTGCCTTCAATTTTGCCGCCCATTCGTCAGCGGCCTTTCTGCTGGAAAAGCTCCATGTGGTCAACATTGTTTCCTTTGTCTCGGTGTTGATTAACTTAATTCTATATCGCATGATACTCCTTTCCGGGCGGTTTAGCCGCCGCCCTCGGCTTGGTGTTTACTTTTCGATTGTGACGATTTCGTTTCCCTTTTCCATCTCTGCGTACATCTTCCAAAATGTGATGATGTTGTAGCCGTTCTCTCTGTACTCTCTTACCTTTTCTTCAAATTCTTTCTTTGTTCTAACCTTAATTGTCATGTTGTGTACCTCCTTTAACTGTCTTTATTATAGTATAGGTATATACCTATGTCAATACTTTTTGGAAATTTTTTCAAAAAAAATAAGGGCACCCCGAAGGATGCCCAAATGAAAGGAGAAAACAACAGATACCTTACTTCGTAATGAATGCGGAGAACCCCGCACGCTTTAAATCTGCCAACAGCTTCTCCGCGTTGGCCTTGTTCTTGAATGCTCCGACCTGTACCCGGTAGATGGTGTTTGCGTCGCCTGTGGAGGTCTCTGCCTTACTTCCGCCCGCCTCCTTGTCGGTTGGTGCGGCTGGTTCCGTGTATCTCTGCCCGGTGAGACCGTACACGATAGCGGATGCCATAGAGTAAGCATCATACAATCTCGCGTCGTCCGCATCATCAACGAAACAACATTCAATCAACATTGCTTTTGCCTTGGTCTTGCGGAGGACATAGAGGTCTTTGTTGACCTTCACGCCGCGATTCTTGAAACCTAGAGCGGCAATAGCGTCACAAACCTTTTTCGCCTGTGGCACGCTGTTATCGTAGGTGTAGACCTCTACGCCTGTGGTCTTGCCGTTTCCGGCGGAGTCTCTCGCCCCGGAGTTGAAATGAATAGATGCATCAATATCAACCGTGTGGGCGTTGCACTTGGCAACAATCTTGCTCAATACGTCCGCCTGTGATGTTCCGTTGTCTACGGTGCAATCATACACGGTATGACCCAACAGAGCCAGCTGGCGGATAACTTCATTCTTGACCGCCCGCGCCTCGGTTGATTCCTTCAAAAGTCCAATAGCACCACAAGCAATTTTCCCGTCCGGGTTGTGCCCGGCATGTAAGTTAATTCTCATGTTTTCCCTCCTCGTCTGCTTTCTGCTTCAAAATATCAATCGCGTTGGTAACAATGGCTGGATACTGCAACCCCATCATGCCGCCGTTTTCAACGATGGAAACAAACTCATTCGCACAAAAGCCGATAATCATTGCGTTTTTGATGTAGTCGGTTCCTAAAAGAATATCAACGAGACTTCCCATTGACACGATCAAAATCACCATGGCTTTTTTGATTAGCCCTTGGAAACCAATCTTGGAGGATGCGCCCCCGGTCTTGGTCTTTTTCGACTTCTTGAACCAAATAGCCACGGCTAAACCGCTAAAGTAGTCAGCCGCCAAGAAGGCAATCAGAATCAGCATGGCAAGGTCGATTCCTCCGAAGATGTGGAGAAGTGCCGCCCCCACAATGCCAATTAGTCCGTACAGTTCTTTTGCGTACATCATTCTTTTTTCTCCTTCACGAAAAAAGGACGCTCGAAAGCGTCCTAGACTATGAGTTGCGCCCGCTTTGGGTGCGGGCAAACCCTATTAAGACCGCCGTCCCGAAGTTTACGGCGGTACGTTCCTAGAAAATAGAGCCGTGACAATCGCACGGCTCCGTCAAAGAGCTTGGCTCTTTTTGCGCTCGAACATAAAAAGGCACACCCGAAGATGTGCCCCGACCCAACTCCTTTTAGGTGCTGGCATCTTTGCTATAAAGATTACTTTAATTGATTAAGTCATCATGTGATACCACCAATCAACTACTAGTGATAAAATCAATGTTGCTAATAAAATTAGCAACCCAGTTAGTATGTTTACACCTAAATCACTCATAAAATCACCTTTAATTTACCAATAAAACCATCGTCTATATACAAATGATATAGTGCTTTCAATCCGCAATTTGCGAATATAATGATTGTTGGCATTCATAAATAATTGTTCCGCTTTCATATGCGACTCCATGATTACTTTAACCTAATTTATAGAATCTAGCTACATTGTCGGCACCGGTGTCAGTAGTCCATTTGAGATGTGTACCTTTTCTGATAAATGTAGATGTGATATTTGACACACCACCAACCGAAAATTTATTGATGTTTCCGATTTCTACATAAACAATATTCCCACTATGTCGACCTGAATTTGTACATACATAGCCATCAGTCGGTGCAATATATTCGGTATTAAATGTTAGATTATCAAAACCAACAATATCGTTTGCCGATAATTCCGTAAAATGTGTACTTATTGTACGAATCGCACCCTTCACGGAACCGTCACCGATGGCGGAAATGTCAGCGTCACCAAGCACCGCCCGGATTGGTTCAACCTCCGCGAAGGTCTCCACGAGGTCGGACACTCCAACGGTTGACACGGTGAAGGTTGCCAACTGCATATCTGTTATGCCGCTGTCGATGTTCAACTGCGGGTCGTCCTCCAAGTCTGCCAAGGTTTCCCCGGTATCAACCAAAATCTGAATCGGTGCGGCAATGTTCGACAAATCAATGTGTACGTACAACTGACCCAACAGAGTACCGCTTGGGGATAAGGACACCGGGATGTCGCTATCTAATACCTCGAACAATCGACCGTACACAATACCCTGTCCGGCGTTGATGTGCAACGTGGTCGCGTCCTTAATCGTCACATTGCAACCGTAATAGATACCGTTGTTTAATGTGTTCGTGTCGTTCATAATCGCGTCATTCTGCGGGGTGACGTTACTGCCCGCGTAGGTCTTTAACTCAATCATAATCGCCCTCCTTGTAATAGGCTTGTAAGGGTGGAGCGCACGCATCCAAAGGTCAGTTTGCATGTGTCCCCTAATTCTCTTTTGCTCAAAATACTCTGATACACCACGCCGTCATGAATGACGTTCACCATCTGCCCGATTCGTATCTTGTCGAACCATCTAGGGAGAAGTTCGAGGGAAATGTTGTTGTCGAACCCTTGACCGCTAAACACATCAGCCGCCGCCGAGTCTGCCACTTGGGCGAAGGTTCGACCGTCAGAGACGCTAACGCTCTGCATTTTCTCACTAACAGGCTCAACCCTGTCGGTGTCTGTCGTGGAATAGGTTCCGTCCGTGTGCAAATAGTAGGTGCGGGTCTCGGAATAGTTGGAGTCGTTATAAACTAACAGCTTATTGACTACCCCGGACACCTTCCCAACCTTCACGCTGGCGTTGATTACTTCTTGCAAATCCGCCTCGATGGTATAGGTTCGTTCCGGCCTAACGCCAATGTTCACATCTACCTTCCCGCTGGAAAAGTTCGGGACGCAATCGACCACGATGCCGTATTGATTGAACGCCCGGCGGATGATGGTGTCATACAGCCCAACAATGCAACGGTGCATCCCTTCTTTGTCTGACTTCAGATTGAAACCCCATGAAGTTGTGGAACTGTACAAATTCACTTCTCCAATCGTGGGGACGTTCTGCAAGGAGTCGGAGTTGTTCACAAACAGCCCCTCAATGAGTTCCTTGATAACGCTTTCCAGCGACCGCCCGGAGCCTTGCCAATCCGTATCGAAAAGGACTTGCGTGTTGAATACTGACAGATACGGCAAATAGGTAATAGTCATGTTGCTCTCACCGATTGTCGTTGACTCCACAAACCCGAAAAAGGTACGTGTTCCATCCGTCACCGTGACGATGTTGCCACGCTTCACGTTTTCGTCCGTTCTACATGTCACCGTGTTTCGCTTCAGCTCAATATAATCCTCGGTATATAGAGGCTTGTCGATTGTCGCATGATAGAAGTTGTTGAAATTCCTATCAAAGACGTCTACTCTATACGCTTGCATAGAACAACTCTCCCTCTGCTACAACTGTAACCTTGTTGCCGCCGTCGTCGTCTACCGCAATGCGGTTTTGACCGTACTGCAAATAAATCGCACGCGCGGTTCCAAAATCACTCAACTGGTATCTATCCGCCACGAACTGATTCAGATTGTCGTACTCGCGGATTGTGAACTCGTCCCCGGTGGTATCAATCACCAAATGATGATTAGCCGGGATAGTGACATTCACGCGCCCGGTTGCCACCAACTTATTATTCACGTAGTGCCGCCACTCGGGATTGACCAGCGTACCATAGAGGGTCAGCTTGCAAGGGGATTCCTCTGTGGAGTCCATATTGATCGTGACGTTATTCGTAGTCGCGCTAGAATATCTATATGGGTATGTATAATTATAGATTTTTCCATACTCCCCGGAATCGCCCGGATAAGTAACAACCCGGACGCTCTCAAAAAATGGAGTCGTGCAAGTAAACGTGATACCCGCTTGGAGGGGCTTCGCTTCGTCATAAGTGACCTTTGAAATCGAACCCCTAGCAAAGTATTCCTTGTTGCCGTTTGGGTTATAAACAAGGGTAATAGGCTCGAACTGGCAGAACTTAACAAACGCTTGGTAGTCTCTTTGACCATCCGCGCGCCAAAACTGCACGATACCGTTGAACGCCCCTTGTTTTAACCTACTCTTGAGAGTGGCGAAATGATTCCCCACTCTCTGATAGGTGTTTTCTCTTTCAAATCCCAGCCCACTAACGGAATGGAGGAAGGACTTTTTTACCTTGGTCAAGTCATAGACCGCACCGTTTGCATTCTTCAAATAGTATTGTCTCATGCCATTGTTACCTCCATGCCTAGAGCCTCGTTGATACCGTCAACGAATGATTTATCCGTCAAGACCTTATTCTGTGCGCACATTGGGAGATATTCAGCCAACAACGCCAAGATTTCATCCTTGCCGCTGTCTGCCACGGTCTGACCAACATAAAAATCAGATTGTGCGACCGCGCTTGCGTTCTGCATTGCCTTGGAAATCATATCCAAGTTATCATCAACACCAAGAGCGATTCCGGCATCAATCTGTCGTCCGATTTCATCACGGAATAACCGGGATGGGGAATGGATTCCTAACGCGTTCTTTGCCGCATTGAAGGCGGACATTGCCGCACCCTTTGCCGCGTCTACGATAGCGCCAGCGCCGTTTAGAATACCCTGTGCAATACCCTTTACAATGTTGCCACCAAGGCTCAACCAATCAATCGACTTGAATGCGTTCACGGCCTTGGAACCAATAGCCCGCAAATTTTCCGGGATAAGTGAAACAAGTCCACGGATACCGTTTGAAATAAATGTGATGATGCTGGAACCAATTCCGCGCCAATCAATCGCCCGGATGTTGTCCCATGCCTTCTGTACAATCGCCGCGATTAAATCCGGGATAAGACCAAGCAATCCAAGGATGCCGTTGCCAATGTCTCGGATAAGACTTGCGCCGATGTCAAGCCAATTAACCGCCGCAAATACGTCGAAAATCGCGCCGATAATCTGTGGAAGGTTCTGAACCAATACCGGGATTGCGGCGATGATACCACTAACCAAAGACCGAATAAGGTTCACGCCTGTTTCGATAATCTTCGGCATGTTATCGTTTATGATATTCGCGATATTGCTTACAATGGTCGGGATTGTTTCAATCATGACCGGGAGGGAGTCGATTAACCCTTGCGCCAATGTCGTGATTAGATTCAAGCCAGCGTCTATCAACTGCCCGGCGTTATCGTGGAGTGTCTGCGAAAAGCCCATCAAGGCGTGGAGGCCTTCGTCAATCATCACCGGGAGATTGTCCCCGATTCCTTGCGTCAAATTCTGCAATAGTTCCATGCCAGCCGTGTGAAGTTCACCCGTAAGCGACATGATCATGTCGGGTAATGATTTGATGATGTTCAGCACCATCGGGATAAGGTTATTTGTAAGGAATGTTCGCGTTGTGCTTGCCAGCGTTGCGAAATCCGCGCTAATATCTTCGCCAAGTGCCAAGTGCGCCAAGAGATTAGTTCCCGCCGCCTTCATAGCTTGTAAAGAGCCTGTGAAGGTTGTAGCCGCCTCTTGTGCCGCCACGCCTGTGAGTCCTAAATCGTCTTGGATTACGTGGATAGCACTATAAACATCACCGAGGTTGCTAATGTCATAGTGAACACCGCTTATCTTCTCGGCGTCTGCAAGGAGTCGCTCCATCTCACTTTTCGTGCCCCCATAACCAATACGGAGGTTGTCGAGAAGCGTGTAGTTTTGCTTCGCAAATCCTTGATATGCCGCTTGGATGCTGGCTATATCCGTGCCCATCTTCGCGGAGTTGTCCGCCATATCAAGAATGGCGGTATCTGCCGCCTTTGCCGCCGCTACAACGTCGCCGCCGTAAGCTTGCTTCAAGGATGCACCAAAGGACACCGCCTGTTCTGCGTAGGTGTTGGAGTCGATTCCGGCTTGCACCGCCGCTTCTGACATCGCTTTCATTTCCTTCGCGGCGTCACCGTATAAGGTCTCTAGACCTCCTAAACTCTGTTGAAGGTCTCCGCCCGCTTCAAGGGTCTTTTTCAAGGCGGCACCAATGCCAGCCCCGGCAATCGCGCCCTTGATGGCCCCGGCAATGTTAAGGCCAGCACTCTGACCAGCGCTTACTGATTCGCCCGATAGTACGCTTTTAATGCTCCCGGCGATACCTTTAGCGGAGGGGATAATCTGCACATAGGCTTTACCTAATTCAGTCGCCATTACTTACCTCCTAGAGCGTTCCAAGCGGCTCGGAAATCGTCACCGCTTGAGTATGTTTCAAGTTTCTTTTCATCTTCATGTTTGCCTAACAAATGAGGTAAAAGAGCCTCCGGGCGGTTGCGGTTCTCGCGTCCCGCTTCGGTTTTAGCCCACCATAGGAGGGAAACTAAATCGTAAATCCCGGCAATAAAAAACGTATCCATCGAAATAGGCAAGTTTGCCATTTTACAACGGATACGGCTATTTTCTCGGAGTCCGCTTGCTAGTGTAACCAGCAAATCAACCGGGAGGGCTTTATAGTTGAATATGTGGTAAGTTTCCGCCATATCACAAATAAAAGCCCCTCGGTCAATCTGTAACATACTAACAAGCGTTATCAGTTTTTTACTTCTTCATTCTTTGCGCTGGCAATCTTGAAGATTTCTTCGAGTTCGGTTTCGACCTTTGCCGGGTCAACAAAACCGTCTTTCTCGATGTGGTGATATAACTTTCCCTTCTGTTCATCGCCCAGCACCATGGTCAAAAGCTTCGGAAGAAACAACAACGCCTCGTGGTCGCTCATGTCCTCATGCTCTGACAATGCCTCAATGAATCTCATATCATAGAGCTTCGCCGGGTCGATAGTAAAAGAAAAGCCGGATTGTGTTTTGCCCTTCAGCAATTTCTTCGCCATGTGTTATCTCCTTCCTATGATTCCTTGATATACTCGTAATGAGTATTGCCGGATGCGTCCGGGAGTGCCTTGATTGTGATGTCACAACCAACTTCACCACCGTCGTAACGCTGGATTCCTCCAACCTCGGAGACAACGCCCTGTGGAATCACGATGCGATCGAGAACGTCACCCTTTAAGATGGAATCAATAACCCAAACCTTGTTCTCCTGTTCATCGGAGTTGGCTACTACTGCGATACCAGCCGTAAGTGTCCCGCTTACGTTATCATCGCCGTAGATGGTCTTGAGAACTTCCGGGTTTACATACTCAATCAAGCGGAACTTGAATGTATCCGGCTTGTCGGTCTGAAGGTTGAGAACGGTCTGACCGCCCCATGCCTTAATATCGGATGTGGTAGCGGTGTTGTTGTTCGTTACACCATCTTCACCGATAAATCCCAAGTCCTTGAAAGCGGTGTCAAGAGTCTCATCCGCTGTGGTTGGGAGTGTGGTTGTAAGTGGTGCGCGTAAGATTGCGCCGCTTACCTTCGGCTTTGCCGCAGTAACATTATTAACGTTTCCCATTTCTACACCTCCTAATAGTGTACGATGTCAAAAACTGCTTGATAGCGGTATTTTTTTTCTTGTGTGTCCGTATATGGGTATTCGCTGTTTAGCGTTACCTTGGACACTTCTGCAAGCCCCACAAGGCCATAACACATAAGTGTTACGACTTCTTCGCTCAACTCGGCGGCCTTTTGCATGGTCTCGCCATAAGACTGAACTACTACGGTGCTATGCTTGATATGTTCTTCGATTGTTCCGCCTGTCTTTTCAACAATGCAGAACTTGACGGGAGGATTTTTCGGAACCTCCGTTTTTACCGGGACTCCATCCAACGCCGTTGCTAGATATTTCCTTACAATAACTTCTATCATGGTTAAATCCTCGGCAATGCTTTAAGAATAGAGTTGTTCTTTGAATTATCGCGGCGCGCCTCGAATGTCTCCGCGGCTATCTGCACATTTGCACGGTTTTTGCCCTCTCTTTCGGTTAGTTCATAACCCTCACCCAACGAGGAAAGAGCGGTGTGCCCAATGTCGGATAAAACACTTTTCATTTCTTCGGAGCGTAGCAGTTCGCGGACGCCCTCACGATTCAACTCAAACTCAACCATATCGCTCTACTTTCACGTTTTGCCCCCAGCGTAGGGGGATATTATCACTCTCCCCGGTAACAGGAAAGCCGATTGTTCGATACCTATCACCCCAAAACTCAACAACGGCATCCGTCCAATTATGTGCGTCCCCTTTGGGGATACCAAGCACATAGGACACCTTCTTGCCGTATAGTTGCAAGGCGTTCACAATATCATCCTGGCTCGGACTTCCTACCAACACGCCTGGCACTTCCTCGATGGTCTCGGTCACGATGTCGTTTCCAAAATCATCCTCGCCTGTCTTGGTCTCAATGACCAATCTAACCGTTGTTGTTTTCATGGTCTAAATCCTCCAATGGTGAACGGATACCAATCTTATTGGATGCGCCAAGTAACCGCCTATCCTCTTTGCCCAAATAAAGCTCTCCGCTTGTCCCTGTCTGCATCGTCCAGCTTTGGGAGTATCCCAAGCCAGCCATGGAGCCTTGAGTTGCACCAATCGGCACATCTAAATCGGAGCCAAGGGCACGGATAACCATCCGGCATGATACGATTTTTTTATTGCCTTCCGGGGCGTTGGCGTTCACCGTGTCAATCATCACGGCGGCATCGTCAAGCAATACCGCACATGTCTGTTGTTCGGTTTCTGTCAATTCCCGACCAAGCCTTGCTTCTACATCCTCATAAGTTGCGTATGCCATTTCTATTACCTCTTGCGTGTTGCGGGTTTCTTCTTCGGAGCGGCCTTCTTTGGCTTCTCCTGTGGCTCCTCTACCTCTTTAGGCTCAACCGTGGGAGCATCGGCGCGGGTATGACCCGCCGCCAAATACTCCTCAACTCGGCTATCCGCTACCATCATAGGGGTATGAGTAACCTTGTTGATAAACTTAACCATTACGCAGTAGCGTCGGTCAGACGGTTGAAGCAAGTAACGTCGGCGCGGAATCCGACCTCAATCTCCGCACGAATTGCAATCATGTTGCGCTCGAACAGTGAGATTACATTGCCGTCACCATCGGTCAAGGTTGCCTGGTCGGCACGATCAATTGTTACGCCTTCAACGGTGCCCCATACTGCCTGTGTCCAGTCACCAGCGATACCAATCTGATTTACAGGAGTAGAACCTGTTCCAGCCTTGTAAGCACCCTTGCTAGATACGGTCTGTGCACCAAGAACCATTGGGATTGCACCCTCTGCGGCGTTGTTGATAAATAACGGTCTACGGTCTCCGTCAACTGCGGTAAGCAGGGTTGCGCGACCCTGTGGAGCTAACACGATACCGTTCATGAGTCCGCCGTGGTTAGCAATATCAGCGTCAGCGGCTACAAGTCCACCATAGGTCAAGTTTCCGCCGATAGCCTGTGCGGTTGCGCTTGCTAATGTGTCGAAATCGGAACCCGGAGCGGTGCCGTTGCCGAATACGGTTGCATCGAACTTGGCGGCAAGTGCACCCGGTAATCTCTCAATCAATGCGTCATACAAACCAGCGGCGTCACGCTCAAACTCCTTGGAGAATGGAACGATAACAGCTAACTTGTAGCCACGCAAAACCTTGGTAGCAAGTCCCGGATTGCTTGTTGGCTTCTTCTCGGTCTCTCCTACCCATCCAGCCTCTACATCAGAGGTAATAACGTTGATTGCGGCACCGCGACCCGGTAACACAATCTGACGTGCTAACTGCATTACTGCGGAGCCTTCCTGTGCCTTCTGCAAAATCTCCTTTGCTACGTCAGCTGGTAAATCGATACTTGTTCTGTTGGTTGGTAATCCTACTACTGGCATATTCTTTGCCCTCCTTAAATCTGTTTTGCCCACGCTTCAGCGAACTGCTGGCGTGTGCTTGGTTTTCCTACATGTGACGTTTCGCCGCCGTCCTTCACATTCGGATAAGACGGCTTTGCGAATGAAAGAATACCGCTCGCCTGTTCCTTGCAAGCCTCCTCTGTTTCCGCGGTCAGTAAAGCCACCGGGACGCCTGTCTCCTTGGCTACTTTCTCGCGTGTTGCCCGGATGGTCTCGGCGTGTTCCTTCTCGGCTAAAATTGCCTCCAGCTTCTCGGCTCTCTCCGTTGCCTTCTGAAGCTCTGTCTTGTTGGCTTCAACCATCTTGTCGTACTCCTCGGCCTTTGCCTTCAAGTCGTCATAACCCTCGTACTTGGCGCGCTCTCTCTTGATTCGCTCCTCTACGATTCCGTTAAGTTCCTCTTGGGTAAAGGTTTTCGGCTCGCTTGGTGTAACGTTCTTGTTTTCTTCCATTGTTTAATACCTCCATAGAGTGCTTGTTTTATCCTCGTTTAAGGCACGAGTTGCCAATCAAAAAGGAGCCCCGGAAGGCTCCTTATCAATTCACATCTATTTCCTCCGCTTTGGAGGATTCCCGCTCCTTGCGTTTCGCGTATGCGCTCCGCTTCTGTGCGTTGATTTTGTCTTTATTTCTGTCGTAGACCTCACGCCGCAAGACGTTGAGTTCGTCACTTGCTGGCATGTTGCCCGGATACATATCGAACATGTCGGCATATCGTGCCGGGTCATATCCTTGGTATTTGGTATTACTATTAAAACGGATTGCATAGGCACAATCACAATTTCCGTGAATGTGTTCCGCGTGGTTGCCTCTTATTGTGCTTTTGCCCGCCGTCTGCCAGCCAATCGCCGCCAAGCCTAAACAATATGCACATGTATCACCAGAAGGAATCCAAGCGAACTCCGCGCCGTCCCTCTTGGCATTCTGTAAGGTTGTATCTTGTCCGGCTTGTTTAACCAATCGACCAACGGCGGAGGAGATAATCTCATCATTGCCGCTTTTTGCCGCTCCATTCACCGCCTTGGCAACCTCGTGGATGTTCGCCGTTTCTGCCGGAACTGCCGCCGGGAGAAGCACCCCGGATGCCTCCGCTAATTCATCATAGAACACGCAAGCCGCCGCGCTGGATGCTTCGCCGTACTTGGTCACAAGCCCATAGGCGTAATCAATAATCACATCCTTGGGAATATTGCCAAATCCAACTCCGCCAAGCTTTCCGCTTAACACGGCTTCTAAAAATTCATCCTCGGCCTGTTTGGAACACTTCGCAAGGATGTCTTTGTACTTGCGCCATTCTTTAAGGCTTAATGTCTCCATTTACGCCTCCAATTCCTCCAAGGTAGCAAGTCCCCGCACCTTGGTTTCTTGTGCCTTAATGCGGCGAATAGACGCCTTATCGAACCCGACCATTTCCAAGAATGTATCTGTCTCCGCAAATCCCGGGCGTGCGCTGGCTAACTTCAAGGCCGCGTCTGTGGTTGCCGCTACGCTTGGCATAGCTGGGTTTTTGAAGTGGGCAACAACGTCCATTTCTTCCGGGGTAAGTTCATCAAGGCTCTTATCACGAATGATCGCGGTTGCCATTAGAGCGATATTCCGCAACGCCTCACCGTTGGACGTGTTCAACTGTTCCGCCATTCCGATGAGGGTTTGCGTCTGTGCAATAATCGCCTCACTAGATGTCGGGTTGGCATTATTCACAACGCCTGTGTCGGTTACGCTCAAACCTGTTGCGGCGGAGAACTGTGTTGCCAACAACCGAAGCATTTCAACATGAGGAGTGATGGAGCCTTGCGGCAACTGTCCGAAGGTTGGCTTCTCTCCTGTCTCCGGGTTGGTGGTGGACGCTAGGATACTACCTACATACTGCTGGAACTTCTGACCAACTACTGCGTCGAATTGGTCGTCCGTTACGCCTAACAGATACTTCTGCGGGGATGTAGCAAACTCTAGGCCAATGGTTGCATTGGCTAACGTCCGCACATATCCGTCAATTAAACGGCGAACAGGTTCCTTGATTCGGGACTGACCGAACCGCTTTTTGCTTGTCGCGTTCCAAATCAACGGCTCCATGAGTGGTCTGCCCATGCGGTGTGGGTGTCTCTCTGACTCCCAGCCGTTCCCGGTGTTTCTCAAGACCCAAATATCTGTATCCGTGTAATAGTTAATCAGAATCGGCTGTGCATACTCTCCGTTTGCGTCCAACTCTGTATCAATCACGGCAAATCCGCAATCAATCCGCCCCTTTTCGCCGTTCCAAAGTGCGGCGGAAGTATTCGCGGAGTGAAAACGGATTTTGCATCCAATCTCATCGTCAGCGGAAAGAGTAGCGAAATCACATCCCAACTTTAACTCGTCCCTTGTGGCCTTCGGATACTCTGCAAGCAAATCGTTGTCAATCACCAGCTTGTCGAGTAGTTCAACTTCGTTGCCGTTTGCTCCAACAAATCCATCGAACACGGAACGCGCCGCTAACACATCAACGGTCTTTGCTCCCCATGCGCAACCAATTTCTAATTTGTGGAAGGTCTCCGGGAGTGCAATACCAAGGTTGACACTACCGAGGGAGATTTTCCCCTCGTAGTATTTCTCTTTGTCTGCGTTCTTGCTGGAATGCAACTCAAACACATTCAACAGCTTCTGAAATCTTACCTGTTCTTCTTGTGGAAAATTAGCAATGTTTGCCGGTGAAATGTTGATATTTAACATTAGCCTATCCTCATTTTCTTACTCGGGTTTCGTTTACTGTTACGCGCTCCCCATAATGCAAGGGCGCACGCTTCTATCGGGGTGGCATCTTCGCCACCAAATCCCCAACCGCCGCCAATGGGTCTTTTGGTTGAGGTTGTCGCGCTTTCTCTCAAATCCTCTTGTGGTTTGTACCAAGTGAGGGTTTGTTCGTTTAGGTCATTGACCAAGGTTGAAACTGCCGCGATCATGTCCTTTGCCCCCGGTCGAATGATTGACCCTTTAATTCGCCATGTAGGTGCTATCTTGTCGATAAGGACATCTACGCCGTTGCGTCCGTCTATGACTACGCAACACGCTTTCTTGCTTCGCTCGTTTAGCCAATCGGCAAGCCATTGTGTGCCGTACCCGGTTGGCTTTCTATCTATCAAGGAAATCCGGGCAACTCCATCGTCCGGTATAACAGCACCACACAAACAAACTTCTGAACCATCGGATGAGAACTTTACACCATAAGCGGTTTTCCCTTCCGGCTTTGGGTCTGTGCTTGCGCATCTGTCCCAAACCTCCTCCGGGATTGCCGTAACATCGGCCACTTTCGATACCTCCGGCGCCCACCATCCTAATCTTTCTCTTGCAAATCCATCTACACTCATTGACCGCTTCTCTTCATCCGTGAACTCTTCATCAAGTCTTATACCCAGCGCCGGGTTGCACATATACCAAAGCGTTTTATCATCGACGTTTATCTCTGCTATGCCCGCCGCCTCAATACTCCACTCATGCCAAGCGTCATGTTTTGACGGACTAGCCAAGCAAGAGCTTCGCCGCCGTCTGAATACATCGCCCGGGCAATTCGGATATGGTGGCGTACCTGTATAAATCAATTGCCTTGTGCCTGTCTGTGACGCGGATAGTGTCGCCATAATGGCCTCAACTTGGTCGTCCATCAGCTCTTGTGCTTCATCAAACACAACAAGGGATATTCCGTCAAAACCTCGCGCGGCCTGTCTTGACCTAGCGGAAAATTCAATCAAACCGCCGTTATCAAGTTCAATACATTCCTCTCCGTTGGTGTATCGAATGTTTTTTACTATGTCTGTGACCTCCGGGTGCTTTTTGTCTGTGAACATCGCGGCAAGTCGCCTGAACGATTTTTTGCTCGTTCTTACTTGGTGCGCTGTATGTAAAATTTTCTCGCCGTTTACAACCAGCCCGAAAAACTCTCTTGCCTCCAAGCAAACGTTCTTACCGTTCTGCCTTGGAAGAGATAACCCGGCGGATGTAACTGTATATTTGTTGTTTTCATCCTTGCCAAGCCAACAATCGAGAACCAATCTCTGCCATGGGTCTAGTTCACATCCATAAGCGGACATTAAAAGAGTCGCATCCCCTCCATCGGAAGTAATGCGACTTGGTTCTATTTGTATTCTTGGCTCTTGTGAACCTTTCATGCTTTTTCCCTATGTTTGTTGCGGACTAGCTCAAGCATTGTGACAGGCTTTTCGATTTCAGCGGCCTGTTCAATCTGCTCCTGTGGTAAACTTTCAAGGAGTTTTGCCATACCCGCCATATATGACCGCCACAAACTCTCATATCCCTTGAATAACGGATTTTCTCGAATGCCCTTCTGTCCGCCGCCGTTGTCATAGCTTATGACAATGTTGCTGTTCTTTATTGCTTCTCTCGCATCATCGAGTTTTACTTTCATCCAGGCGGTATTGAGAACGATCGGTTCGAGTAGTTTCATTTTCTTTGCCGATATTCCAACCTCGTTAAGCAATTCGATTATTCTGTTTTGCTCTTCCTCGGCTCTTGCCTTGATTTCAAGCTCGTCCATGGCCTAACCCCTTAACGATTTCGATTTCTCTATCAGATAATTTCCATACTGTTGCCGCCGCCTTCTCTGCCGCCGCCTTCTCTGCCGCCGCCTTCTCTGCCGCCGCCTTCTCTGATATTAAAAAACCGCCACCGTATATTGCTTTGTCCACTTCCTTTTGCGCATCAAGTGCGGATATTCTTTCGCAATCTTCCGGCGCAACCTTAAAAGGGACTCCATACTTTGAAAACTGACCAATTCCCGGGGCTGTTATAACCTCATTCGGGTATGAATACTTTGGCAATTCTTTTTTTATCTCTTTTCGGAACTCATTAGCGGCCTTTTCTACTGTATGGTGAAGTTCCGGGATGGCTCGGACTTTTGCATCGTCCAAGTTCGTAATGAATGAAGTGTTGACCACCGCTCCATTCTCATAAGTTACCGCCGCCGTTATTGGAATATAGCAAACATCGCAATCTCTTCCACTTCCGAACAACGTCAATGTCGGAGCGAATAAAAAGAACTTTATATCTCTCTCGCAATACCACCGCAAAATCTCGGATAGAATGCTAAAAGGCGGATTGTCTACAACGATACATCCCTTTGGGTATTTTTCGTTCTGATAATCTCCGCCGGGATAGAACGGTCTAACAAATTTCGATTTATCGAGTTTGTATTCTTCAGCAACCCATTCGGCAACCGCATCATAAACGCCATCGGGCGTATAACAATCATCCGTTGTCTTAGCCTGTTCAAACTTATCAAGGAACTCGTTGTATTCCTCATTGCCTTCTTGGCGGCTTGTATCGTTTCTGTCGTGCCGCTCAAACCAATCAGCCGTGACATTATCAAGCTCGAAGCCTGTTATATCAAAATCAAAATCTTGTTCTTGCAACATTTCAAGCTCGCTTGTGACCATGTCCATATCCCAATCAGCCAACTCACCAAGCCTGTTATCTGCTAGGATGTACGCTTTGCGCTGTGCATCCGTCAATCCTTCCACGAATACGCACGGCGCATTTTTCAGCCCCAGCTTCTTCGCCGCCATTACTCTTCCATGGCCAGCTATGATGTTGAACTCTTTATCAATCAACACCGGGGACAAGAAACCGAACTCCCGGATAGAGCTTGCTATCTTTGTTACCTGTTCCTCGGTGTGTTTCTTTGCGTTGTTCACATAGGGGATAAGCTTATCCACCGCTATGTTTTCGATTCTTTTTATCTCTCCCATAATGTCCTTTCTATACCACCCTGTTATCCCTCAAATTCTGCGGGGGTAAATCGGCGCT